CGACAACCAAATGGACAGGGCTAGACGTCCTGCCTGCTATATCGGCGCCTTAAAAGGCTATGCCGAATATTTCCGTCGTTGTTGGATCAACGACGCTATTCCCGACGTTAAAGCGTTAGGGAACTTCTTCCCTCGGTTTATGATACCGAAGGTTGTCTGGTTGCTTGAAAGCGACCATAGCGCGATATATTTGTTATCGTGCTTCAAGCGGGGATTACCTGTCCCCACTGAAAAGCAGTCCCAGAAAGCACTGGAACTGTGGAAAGCGACGGTCTTAGAACCGGCGCCTTTTCTTTCAGGCCGCGGCCTGAAGAACTTTACTGACTGGATTACATCCAGCCATTTTCGAGGAGGGTGTGAAAACCCTTCTATACGACTTCTTTCTGGTTCGGCTTGCGCCGAATATAAGAGGTCGGAAGGAGGTAGAACAAACTACCTTCATGATAATCTCAGGAAGATTAGACCTGAGATATATGACCATCCGGTCTGGACCTACGGTCCGCCGCCGGACGGCATGTTAACTAAGGATCGTATCCTTAGAGCGAGGATGGCGTCTCGGGTTTACCGAGAGATCGTCACCCCCAAACTGAGTGAGGTATTACCAAACCCCACTTGGCCAGTCCTAGTCAAAGAACTGGGATTTAAAACGCGGGTGGTTACTAAGTCACCTGCGCCGAACGTTATGCTTGCGCATATCGACCGCGACAAAATCATGTATTTTGTCGAACAGATCCCCGAGTGTATCGAGGCTCTGAACGAGGGACTTTTACCAGTCCCTCTGAGTGTCGTCGACGACGATCACTACGTTTATTCGTGTGATCTTAGCCGTGCAACCGACACTGTAAGCCATCAAGTTTTACACGTGATGGCCCGTGAGCTGGGTTTATCCCGGCTCATATTTGAGCATGTTTATGATGGTAAACCGTGGAAACGCGGTTGTCCCATGGGCATGCCCCCCAGTTGGTCAATTTTATCTCTGACCAACTACTATGCGGCCGTTAAGGCTGCACCAAAGTCTGCCTTTAGAATTAAAGGTGACGATCTCATAGCGTACTGGACGCTAGAACAGATTGAACGTTATAAGTTCAATATTACCTCCTTGGGATATATCGTCAAGGAGTCATCGTCGTATGTGAATCCGACGAGGGGTCTCTTTTGTGAGACTCCATATGAAGTGCGGGCCGGTTGGCTCACGCCACTTGAGGGATATTTCTCCCTCAAATTCCTCAGTCAGAATCAATCTGACGAGATAAACCTGTTCAGTATAGCGGACAGGTTTCATAACCTCCTCGACGAGGGGGTTCCACGTTCTGTAGTTTGTACTCTACAGGACTTATTCGTCCGAAAACAAATTCGGGCGTCGTGGTCGGCTAATATCGACCCTTATGTTCCGCGATTGTACGGAGGCCTTGGCCTAGTGCCAAGACTCCCGAATCGTAGACCAAATACGCGTTATCAGCGTATTGTAAAAAGGCTTGTTGACAGGCCTTTTGATAATAGGCCAGAATTACTCTGGTCTTTGTATCCGAAGGACTCGTTTGGTTGGAAAACCGGCAAGGACCTTCAGATGATGCGTCGTAACCTTATATATGGTTACGACCGTAGTACACCTATGTATTTGTGTACTGATAACTTTACCAATGCTTTGGTAGAGCCAACGACGTTACACAACGTCTTTAGATTCCCCTCAAAACCACCAAGGTTGGGGAATTATTTCAAGGCGGTTATCCGCCTGAAGAAGGATCTTGGACGTATAACCAAGACCACTGCGGTAAACTACAGACGTAGTTATGCCGAAATGTACGATTTACAAGATCGTATATCTCCGATCAAGGATGTATACGATATCGTACGTTTTTCTCATCCCGAAAGGGAAGAGCGAATTCAGTATTTAGCTGAATTAAAGCGCTGCCGCGAGGCAGCGACTATCTCTGCAATGAAGGAATTCATTGCTTGGCATGGGGATAGGTCAGGAGATGACCATCCCGGCGATCCGACCCGAGGGTAAGACCCACGAACTCCATCACGGAGTCCTCTGTGATGATCTCAAGTTTGTGGCGAAGACCGGTTGGTATACGCCGCTTAGG